TTAATGATACGGCGACCACCGAGATCTACACCGTCTAATTCGTCGGCAGCGTCAGTGTGTATAAGAGACAGGTTTCACAGTTCCTGAACGGGAAATACAAAGGTGACAATGACACCGTAGCTGCCAGCCTGAATACCTGGCTTGAAAGTCACAACGCCGCGAAAACCACGCTTCCGGTGGCCCCTGATTTCGTTGAGACACCGACCTCTCAGAAAATCCTCGCCACCCTGACGTGGGCGCAGCTGGCCGGGACGATTGTGCTGGTTTACGGCAATCCGGGCGTGGGTAAGACAAAGGCTATCCGGCAGTATGCCGCAGGCGGTAATAACGTCTGGCACATCACCGCCAGCAAATCCCGCAGCAATGAGCTGGAGACCCTGTATGAACTGGCCCTGAAAATGGGCATCAGCGATGCGCCATACCGCCGTGGTGCACTCTCTCGCCTGCTGCGCCAGCGTCTGCCGGACACGCGCGGCCTGATAGTGGTGGATGAAGCCGACTGGCTGAGTCTGGATGCGGTGGAAGAGCTGCGTATTCTCCAGGAGGAATGTGGCGTGGGGCTGGCACTGGTGGGTAACCACAAGGTCTATGACCGTCTTACCGGCGGCCAGCGCAGCGTGGATTTTGCCCGCCTGTTCTCCCGCGTGTCCAAGAAGTACGTCATCAATACCGTTTCCGCTGGTGACGTGGACAGCTTCTGCGATGCCTGGCAGGTCACCGGCGCTGACGAACGCAAGCTGCTGAAGGCTATCGCCCGACGTCCGGGGGCGCTGCGTTCTCTGTCGCACATCCTGCCGCTGGCCGGAATTTACGCTCAGGGCAAGGGTGAGACCATTGGCACGGCGCACATCCAGTCCGCCATGCTGGAGCTGGGCCACAGCGGTATCGGAGAGGAGTGACATCATGATCGCCGAACGTATTGCAGAGCACATCAGCATGGCAGAAGCGGCGCAGAACTGGCTGCGTGCGCGTGGCAGTCGCGTGACTGACGTTCGGGTGTTTATGCGTCGCCCGCTGCTGGAGATTGCCTGCCCGCCGGTTGAGCTGCTTAACAGCGCAGAGCGCATTGCTGAATCACACAACGGTGGCACCCGCTCCGTCTGGGTCGCCAGTCTGGAAGGTTGCCGGATTATCTGGAGGTAAGCATGGGGTGGAGAACGGGTAAAACATGGTCCCCCGAAGAGCTTCGCATTCTTGAGCAGAGTGCAGGGAAAGTCAGTGTTATCGGGCTGGCTCAGCAACTGGGACGTACAAAACAGTCCGTTCAGAATTGCGCTCTTCGTCTTGGACTGTCACTGCGTATTCGTACAGAGGACGAGCATGATGCGTATTTATGCCGTGAGCTTTATAAGGAGGGGCTGACCGTTGCGATCATCGCAGAAAAAATGGAAATGTCCCGTCGTCAGGTTTTTAACATCGTTTATCGCGACAGCTAACTTAAAGGTTTTTTATGACTGAGAAACAGCAATCAATATTAATCGCTTATGCGTGGGCCAGCGGGCTGATTGAATTTGGTCAGACACTCCCGGAAGGCGCTTTACCTATCGCGAGCGCCCGTCATCACAAGCGGCTCCGGGAGGTCATAAATGTTTACGCACGCCACGGATATGCCCCTGGGCAGCTACTGGTTCCGGGGATTCCTGAAGCAGCCACCCAGAACGAAGCCGGAGTGGCTCTGACAAAGTTCTGTTTTTATGTTGAACGCGCATTACTGAATAAGGATTAAAACAATGGCTAAACAGGTTATCACCATTGTCATTGAGGATGGCATCGTTCAGAAAAGTGACAAATCAATTAATAACGAACTACCTGAAGGGAAACTCAATATTCAGTTTCATCTTAATAACACAAATGATGATGGTTCATTTTCGTTTCTGGTTGCTGAAGGTCTGTCAGCTATTTTCCCGATGGCGATCCAGCAGGTCACCACGTTTGTGAAAGCAAGGGTGGAGCAGGATAACCGTAAAATAATCAAACACTGAGGTTGATATGAAAGCACCTAAAAAACCACGAGCCAAGTCTGCTGCGGCAGTGGCCGTTCCGCAGTCACGTGAAGACGTGATTAACGATATCCGAAAAATTGGCGACATCACCCGTGTCATTTTGCGCCGTGAAACAGAACTGAATGACAAACTGGCCGAGCTGACTAACGACGCCGCTCCCGGAATTGAAGCGCTCAAGAAAGAGCTGGGCCGCTTACAAACTGGCGTCCAGACGTGGTGTGAAGCCAACCGTGCAGAGCTTACGAAAGACGGTAAGACCAAGACGGCCAACCTGACAACGGGCGAAGTTCGCTGGCGTAAGCGCCCGCCCAGCGTCACCATTCGCAAAGTTGAAGATGTTATTGCGTTACTCAAGAAATTCAGCCTGGGTAAATTTCTTCGCAATAAAGAGGAAATTAATAAAGAGGCAATTCTTGCATCACCGAATGAAGTTAAGGGAATTGCAGGGATATCCATTAAATCAGATGTTGAGGATTTTGAAATAATCCCATTTGAACAAACTGTAACTGATTAATTAACTTTCTTTGATTCTCAGAATTTTAATACGGTATGCCTGCCGGGGCTTCGTGCACCCGCAGGCAACTAAATATGGAGTTTAAGCGAATGACCAGGCATACGATTATCAATATCCAGCAGATACGTGACGATATCTGCAAACGTAAAGCAATGCCGCCATTTGGCCCCGATACCAGTATTAATCGTCTTAAAACTATCAATGAGACCCAGCGCAGTTTCACTCTTGAAGTCGTGGAATTGTTGCTGGGTGAAATAGACGTCCTGTCAAAATCAGAATGGACACTGGCGGATGAACTGGTCAAGGCCCAAAAACGCATAGCTGAGCAGGAACGCACTAACACCGCCCAGGACGATCACATCAATCAGCAGGCAGACCGTATCGAATGCCTGGAAAAGAAAAACGACGATCTGGGCAAAGCTATTAGGGCCGCACTTCCATCGTTTTCACTGTCACCAGCAGCATCTGATGTTCTGGCCGAGCGCCAGCGGCAGATATCGGTTAAGGGGTACACTACACAGCAGGACGACACATATATTGAAGGTGAGCTGGCCGCAGCGGCTATAAGTTACATAGAGCCTTTGGCGGCTGAAGAATACTGGCCTGCTGACTGGCATGATGACAGTTTCAAACCGTCAGACTATCGTCGAAATTTAGTGAAAGCATGTGCGCTTTTGATTGCAGAAATTGAGCGTATTGACCGCCAGTCGGAGGGAAATAACGATGAGCCGCGCATCCCTGATTAAGTTAATCCATGTTGCCCGTCGCAATCTACAACTGGACGATGACACCTACCGCTCTGTACTGATGCGAGTGACGGGAAAGCAAAGCTGTCGTGACCTGAGAGTCGGCCAACTGGAGGATGTGCTGAAGGTACTGGAGGATAAGGGTTTCATTCGTACCCGTCCCCGTTCTCCGGCTCGCCGTCATCGTGAGACAGATATCACCGCAAAGGTCCGCAGCATCTGGCGGCAGATGCATCTTGATGGGTTTATCCGTGATGGCAGCGATACCTCACTCGATTCGTTCGTCGCGAAGATGACTGTCAGAACCAACAAAGGTAAAGGTATCGCCAGCCTGGCATGGTGCCGTGGCGATAATCTTCTGATGGTGCTGGAAAGCCTCAAGCAATGGCACCTGAGAGAAATGACAGAGGCGCTGAGTCCGCGAGACCTGGCATTTCAGGATAATCGGGGTTATGACGCCATCAACAGCCTGTATTCCAGTAAAGTAAGAAAGGTGCGCACATGAGCGAAAAGCAGAATGACCTGTTTGGTGATATCCAGGATGACAGCATTCTGGAGCACCTGGACGATGACAGTTCGGCGGAAACTGTGCGTTTCCCTGCACTGCTGACAGAACTGAATACGCTGTTGCGTGGCGAACTGACAAAGCATGGTGTTGACCCACGAATCTCTCTGGAGCTGGTCTATGCGATTAGCTGTCAGATTGGTGGAATGCAGATTTATTTTCCACGCGGCCAGACTCTTGAGTCATTGATTCGTGATATGAAAATCTGGCGTGATTTCAATGGCAGAAACATCACAGAGTTGGTTGAGCGTTACCGTGTTACCTATAAAACGGTGTATAAAGCAATCCGGAGAATGCGAAAGTTAGAGCAAGGTAAGAGGCAGCTCTCATTTAATATGGAGTGATAATATGGTTGGTGTGATTGTTATTAACATAGTTTGTATTATATGTGTTTTTTGGGTTTTCTTTGATGCTACTTCTAACAACATAGGAAGTTATGTTGTTAGAGACGGTGTGCGAAAAGGATGTCGCAGAGGCATACACCCTGTGGTTTGGGCTGCGCTGAGTATATTTATACTTCCTTTTATTTGGTATCTGATCAACAGGAAATCTTTATTGATCGCTGCGGAAGAATATCCAGTAAAGACTGATAAAAGCGTAAGTTTTATTATTCTACTTTTGTTGGTATCAGGATGGTTGCTCTATCGCTACAAAGATTATTTATTCTATTAAGTTATAGCCAATACAATGAAGCCGGTTAATCCGGCTTTTTTTTCGTCCGGCACATGATGGAAGGGAAATCTAACCCACTTCCAAAGGTGCCGTTTTATGAACAACACCCCCGATTCTCCCGCATTTCGCAATGCTCTTGCTTTCGTGCTCAGCGCAGAACGCGGATATGTCAATGACCCCACTGACCGTGGCGGTGAAACTAACTTCGGTATATCAGATAAACGCGACGGTGTTGCCGATGGCATGACCGACGTTAATGGCGATGGCAAGCCTGATACTCGTATTCGTGATTTAACGGTTGAACAGGCCGGACAGATTTACTTCCGTGACTACTGGTATCCGGCGTATTGCCAGTTATGGCCGGATGATATCGCCCTGTTTGTCTTTGATTCTGCCGTCCAGCATGGCGTCAAAAAGGCTGTCCAGTTGCTTCAGGAAGCTGTGGGTTTCACTGGCAAAAGCGTTGACGGTATCGCCGGTAAAAACACCCGTGCAGCCGTTGAGCGTGCTGACCCTGACTGGCTGCTGAACCGTTTGTTTCTGCAACGTTCCCGCTATTACGCCGACATCATCAAAGCAAACTCTTCGCAGGGCAAGTTCCTCAACGGCTGGTTTAACCGCCTTGACAACCTCGCTGACGCCTGTCGTGAGATTTCCGGTGTCCGCTATTCGGTAGCCCGGAGCTGATATGGGCAAGGGATGGGACGCTTCGCTGAAACAGGGACGACGTGACCGGCTGAGGCAGGAAGTTCTTCACCGAATAGCAGGTGGCCCCGTCCCCGTTCCGACAAGTTATGCAGGTCATGACGGTACACACGCCAGTTACTACATGCGCGGCTGGTCATCCGTCGATATCAGAGACATCGTCTGGCAATGCCAGCGATACAAGGAAAAACACAATGTTTAAATCGTTTAGCTGCGACTGGTTAAGGCTGGCACTGGTACAGGTTTTGCGCTCCGGATGGAGCATTGTCATTCTCGTCGGCCTGTCGCTGTTCATCTGTAGTTTCTCAGGCCGCCAGGCATTTATGGTCTGGTGGCTGGCACTCTCCGGCGTGGTTCTGATCGGATTCAGTATCTTTCTTGGCAATCTTCCGTACAGGCTTCTTAAACCTGAAATGCATATCAGCCGGCATGCCCGTTTCTGGGCGTGGGTCATCTGGGTTGTAGGCGGTTTTCTTCTCATTCTGAGCCAGCTATATGCCACCCCGTTATACCTGATTCTTCTTACACCAGTGGGTGCTGCAATCGGCGTTCTTTTCTGTATGTGGGTTGAACGTAAGGGGCTTCTTGCATGGATCCAGTAACCATCTCTACCGTTGCCAGCGTTCTGATGAAGGCAGGACCGTCGTTACTGCGTACCGTGGGCGGCTGGTTCGGTGGCGACACCGCCAGAACGGCAGATTCTGTGGCGGGGATCGTTGAGAACGTCAACAGCGTCATCAACCCGCAGGACCAGCAGCGGGTGCTTGAGCAAAAACTGGCGGCGCTGCCGCCAGAACAGTTCGTCCAGCTCCAGTCCCTGAAGGTCCAGATTGAACAATTCCAGCTTGAGCGGGACAAAGCCGTACTGGCTGACCGTCAGGCTGCCCACCATGAACAGCAGGAAACCATCCGTAACGGGGACAACGCCACGGATGAATATGTCCGTCAGACCAGACCGCTGATGGCCCGGCTGTCGCTATACAGCAGCATTGCGTATGTGATGCTGATGTCTGTGGGTCAGCAGGCTGGCGCGGTATCCGGTGCTTTTGGTCATGCCTTCTCCATGCCATCACCGGACTGGGATATCGCACTCATGCTGGCGACACCGGCGCTTGGGTATCTTGGTTTTCGTACCCTTGACGGGTTCGCCCGGTACAGCAAATCCAGCAAACACAAAACGATGGCGGCGGGTAGATGACGGATGAACTGGACAAGGCCAGCGGCCTTGAGATGGCAGACCGTGAACGGGCATTAAATGCTCAGTTAAACAGGGTTAAAGAATCTCCTGACACGCCAGACCACTGCAACGACTGTGGTGACGAAATTGACCCGAAACGACTGGCGGCCATGCCGGATGCCGTGACCTGCATTGACTGCCAGACACTCAGGGAGACGGCATAAATGGAATGGGAAACCGTAAGAAGTAACTGGGCTGTCATCTGGGCCGGACTGATGTCCGGTATCAATATTATCCACCTGCTGCTGGTGAAAACCTATGCCCGCCGGGAAGAGATGGAGAAAGTTAACAGCCGGATGAGTGCACTTGAAAAGGCCATCGACGGGATGCCGTCACGGCAGGAACTCCACCAGTTGCAACTGGATATGAGCAACCTGCGCGGCGAAATACGGGAGTTCTCCGGAATGCTCCGGCAGGCCACACGTATCAGCGATCTGTTGCTGGAAAACGAACTGAAGGAAAAAAATTAAGAGGCTATGAGCATGCAAGAAATCCTCAACAGCGACCAGCGTCTGGTCATTCTGCGCTCACTGGTGGAGTGCGGAGACAGTGCAAACGAATCCATTCTACAGACCTGCCTCCAGACCTACGGCCACCGGGTTTCCCGTGACACCGTCCGCACCCTCCTTGCGTGGCTACGTGAACAGGGACTCGTCACCCTGTCAGATGTCTCCGGGTGTTACGTCGCCGGCATCACAGGACGCGGTGAAGATGTGGCCTTTGGGCTGGCGACGGTCCCCGGCGTCAAAAAACCACGTGCGCGGGAGTGACGATGGAACGGGCCAGAATACTTCAAATGTTAATGACCTGCCGCCAGCAGGCGGAACAGTTGCGCCGCCTGTCAGGTCTGGCGGAGCGTCGGGAGTCCGGTGAAATCGGCATGTCAGCGAATGCGCTTTTTCAGGCCGCTGTGATCATTGATTCCCTTATCAGTGCAAATGAAAAAGCACTGGAAGGCATTGCCCGGTTGGACCGCTCTGAAACCCAGCTTATAGGAGAGCGCGATCAGGTTATCGCCGTACTGGACAGCATGTATGAGGCTGTAACCGGTGCGCCCCCTGAGTGGAGCAGCGCATTTGGTTTTACGGATGCGATTAACGATGTGACAGAGCGTATTTTTGAACTGGAGAACATCTGCCATGACTAAAGCCCTTAAGCCACTGAGCAGCAGCCAGCGCGACATCATCCGGAAAATGGCCGCCATTCTCGTCTGTGCGGAAATTGAAGTCAGAGCCATTGCACCGCAGTTTGAAAAATCGACGGGTAAAAAATACAACTCCGAATCCGCTGATTCGTATCTGAACACATTCCTCAACAGCAACCCGGAATACAAACGCGTCTGGAAGTTGCTGCTGAAAGACAAATCCAGCGTTGAACGTGACTTCCTTGAACGTATGAGGAGGGAGAATGGCAAGTGAACGCCAGACGCGCGGACGACCCTCAAAGATTGATTTGCTCCCGGATGCGGTCCGGGAGCAACTTCATCAGATGCTGCGCGACAAACGACATACCCAGGAAGAAATCCGCGAAGCGATTAACGAGCTGATCAACGAATATAACCTTCCGGAGGACATGCAAATCAGCCGTACCGGTCTGAACCGCTACGCAAGCCGCATGGAAACGATGGGGTCAAAGATTCGCGCTTCACGCGAGATGGCTGAAATATGGGCATCAAAACTTGGCTCAGCGCCGACGTCTGACGTCGGAAAATTACTGCTGGAGTTTGTCAAAACACTGGCCTTTGAAACCTCAATGGAAATGGCTGACAGCGATAAAACTGTCGAACCAAAAGCGCTGGGCCAGCTTGCGCTTGTCGCCCAGCGACTGGAAGCCGCAGCGATGGCAAGCCACAAACGCGAGAAAGAAATCCAGCAGGAGTTTGCGAAAAAAGCCGCTGCGGCCGCAGAGACCATAACCCGTTCTGCTGGTCTGTCTGCTGAGACGGCGGCTGATATCAAACGTCAGATTCTGGGGATTGCAGAATGACGACGATGACGCCGGACAGAACACTCACCAGTCAGTCCGCTGCGGCTATCCTGTCGGGCGAGTTCGACAAAAGCCAGCTACTGCTTCCCTACCAGAAGCGGTGGATTGCCGACTCCTCTCAACTGAAGATTGCCGAGAAGTCGCGTCGTACCGGTCTGACCTGGGCGGAAGCCGCTGACGCGGCCCTCAACGGCTCAATGTCGGTGGAGGCCGGTGGGTGCGACACATTCTACGTCGGCACAACGAAAGACATGGCCCGTGAGTTTATTGATGCCTGTGCCATGTGGGCGAAAGCCTATGACCGCGCCGCGTCTGGCATTGGTGAAGAAGTGCTGAAGGATGAAGACAAAGACATCCTGGTCTATGTCATCCAGTTCGCCAGTGGCTACAAAATCAAGGCGCTGTCGTCTAACCCGTCGAACCTGCGTGGTATGCAGGGTAACGTCATCATTGATGAGGCCGCATTCCAGGCTGACCTTGCAGCGGTACTCAAGGCGGCGCTGGCGCTGACAATGTGGGGGAATAATGTTCGCCTTATTTCCACTCACAACGGTATTGATAACCTGTTTAACACCATCATCACCGACAGCCGGGCCGGGAAAAAACGCTACTCTGTCCATCACGTCGATATTGAAACGGCCATTGCAGAGGGGCTGTATCAGCGCATCTGTCAGGTTACAAAAAAAGTCTGGTCTGTGGAGGCCGAAGCGGAATGGCTGGCTAACCTGCTGAGCGACACGGCCACAGAGGAAGATGCCCGCGAGGAATACTACTGCGAGCCGAAGAACGGCGGTGGCGTCTATATCGCACGTTCCCTGCGCGAACGTGCGGCCAGAGGTCCGACCGTTGTCCTGCGCTTCACCGGTACGGCTGATTTTAACGCGATGCCGGACGGACTGCGCCGTGTGGAAATGCAGGAATGGCTGGAGACGGTCGTACTACCCGAACTGGAGAAGCTGCCGCAGAACCTGCGCCACTGTCTGGGGGAGGACTTTGCGCGTAATGGTGACCTGACCGTGTTTGCACCGGTGACAGTCAACGATGACACGACGCGCAACGTCCCGTTCCTGGTGGAACTCAGCAATGTGCCATTTAAACAGCAGGAGCAGGCGCTGTTTTATATCTGTGACAGGCTTCCCCGCCGTGACGGCATCAAGCTCGATGCGCGGGGTAACGGTCAGTATCTGGCAGAACAGGCGGCGGAAAAATACGGTGATGAAGTTGAGCAGGTGCAGCTTTCCGTCAAATACTACCGGGAGAACATGCCACGGTTCCGTGCGGCATTCGAAGACAATGAGCTGGTACTGCCAAAGCATGAAGATGTGATCACAGACCTCGGCGCAATTCAGCTTTATCGCGGCGTACCGGGCATTGATGATGCACGAACTACCGGCACCGATGGCCGCAAGCGTCACGGTGACTCTGCTATCGCTATTTTTCTCGGTTTCCTCGCCAGTCGCGAGGACTGCCGCCGTTATGAAGTCCACAAGTTAAAGAAACCTTCCCGCCCCGATGAGCGTAATGAACACCGTCAGGTCCGCATCACACGGGGTCTTAAAAATCAGCGGGGATTACTCTGATGTTTAAACAACTAACCGGAGCCGTTCGCCGGCTGCTCAGTCCTGCCACGGGAGAAGTTGTCACCGTGAACAAGGATGAGCTGAAGCAGACGCAATCCGCAGCGGCGGTAATGAGTGTACGTTCCCCCTCGGCAGGTATCAGCGTTGCCAGTACGCTGAGTCCCGGCAGGCTTGCGGGGATCTTACGTAATGCAGCCGATGGTCATGCCCGTGATTTCTTCATTATGGCGGAGGAACTGGAGGAACGTGACCTCCACTACGCCAGCGTTTTACGTACACGCAAGCTGACGGTTTCCGGGATTGAACCTTCAGTGGAGGCCGGGAGCGATTCCCCGCGGGATGTGGAAATCGCAGATGATATCCGTAACCTCATGGCGCAACCGCAGGTTCCCGAACTGCTGTTCGATTTGCTGGACGGGCTTGGTAAAGGCGTTGGTGTCTGCGAAATCCTCTGGAATACCAGCACCACACTCTGGAAACCCCGCGATTATGAATGGGTAGATCCACGTTTTCTGAAACCTGACCGGGAAACGCTGCGTGATTTCAGACTACTGACGGACAGGAACCCCATCGATGGTGAGCCATTGTCACCGGGGAAATTTATCGTCCATAAGCCCCGCCTGAAATCCGGTCTGCCCTTGCGTAACGGTCTGGCGCGTCTGGTGGCCGTCATGTATATGCTCAAGTCCTACACAGTCCGGGACTGGTGGGCGTTTGCTGAAAAATTTGGCATCCCGATTGTGGTGGGTAAATACGGCAACAACGCCAGCCCGGAACAAATCCAGACATTGCTGGATGCGATTGCATCACTGGCATCAGATGCCGGCTGCGCAATCCCCGACTCGATGAAACTGGAGATGCAGGAAGCGGCGAGCCGTAACAGCGGTGGCACTCTCTTTAAAGAGATGGCCGAATGGTGTGACGCGCAGATTAGTAAGGCCGTACTGGGGCAGACCATGACCACGGATGACGGCAGTTCACGTGCTCAGGCGGAAGTCCACAATGGTGTGCGTATGGACATCGCCAAATGGGATGCCTGGCAGTTATCCAACACGCTGTCTGAATTCCTTGTTCGTCCCTATGTGGATATGAATTACGGACCACAGGAGCATTACCCCCGCGTCGTTCTGCGCATCAGCAAACCGGAAGATCTTAAGGTTCTGGTGGATGCACTGTCGCCGCTGATTGACCGGGGGATGGAAGTTCAGATGTCAGAGATCCGTGACAAATTCGGGCTGTCTGAACCGGAGAAAGGCGCAAAAATTCTGACACCAACGGCGCAAATGACTAACCCACTACCGGCCATGAACCGTGAGCAGACTGCGCTTAACCGCAGCCAGCCTGACGTTCTTGATATGATGGTGGATGAAGCGATGAATGACTGGCAGCGTACCGGCGATGCGTTCACCAGTCCGGTGCTTGAGCTGGCAAAGAAATCTGACAGCTTTGAATCTTTTCTTGCTGGCCTGCCGGCGCTTCAGAAAGAACTTGATGCGGATGAGTTTGCGACGCAGCTGGCGATGCTCTGTTTTAAAGCCCGGTCGCTGGGAGATGTAAACGATGGCTAAGCCGGTCAGCGATAAATACAGCATTATTCCCCAGGAAGCACTGGCCTGGCTGAAGGCGAAAAAGCTGAAGCCGGGATTTGATTACCGCGATGTCTGGATGGAAGAACACAGCATCGGCTTTACTGTGGCAAAGATGACGCAGCTTGATTTGCTGGCGGACGTTCGCCAGCTCGTGGAGGACGCACTGGAGAGCGGCCAGACCTTTGAGCAATTTCGCGAGGTTCTTAAACCTATGCTGGTCAAACGTGGATGGTGGGGACAGCAACTGATGGATGATCCACTGACCGGTGAAACCCGTACTGTCCAGCTCGGCAGTGACCGCCGGATGCGCGTTATCTACGACACCAACATGCGGACAGCCCGCGCGGCGGGACAATGGCAGCGTATTGAACGGACCCAACGGGCAATGCCTTATCTTGTCTACACCGTCGGCCCCTCACGTGAGCACCGTGCGGAGCATCTGCGCTGGAAGGATGTCTGCCTGCCGGTGGATCATCCGTTCTGGCGAACACACATGGGGCCGAACGGCTGGGGATGCAAATGCGGTACACGGCAAATCAGCCGGTATGAGTATGAGCAGATGAAGGCCAACGGCACTATCAACACGGAAGCCCCTGAAGTGCGTACGGTCAGATGGGTTAACAAACGCACCGGCGAAGAAGAGACCATTCCGGAGGGGATTGATCCCGGCTGGGCGTACAACCCCGGAATCTCCCGCAGTCGCGAGCTGGATGAACAGCTACGCAGAAAACAGGACGCGTTTGACAGTCATTCGCCACAAAGATAAAAACCATCCCACAACGCGCGTGGCGGCATTAACGATTATTACGTCATGACGGCACGTGAAAAAATCGTTAAACGCGCCACAGCGTTTTTAAACGTGTTTTAAACGCGGTTTCATGCCGCGTTTACAGTGAAGCCGGTTAATCCACCTGCATCCCCGTTCCCCCCCACACTGTCCGGAAGTAAACAACGTGACCGGACAACACCATGAACCCGAACAATACGGAACTGCTGGCGCTCTGCTTTCAGCTTCCTGACCTTACCGATGATGCATTGCCGGAATGGCTGCCGATGATACCGGCGGGAACCTTTACAGGGCGTGATGGCCGTTCGTGGGTGAACAACAATCCGGAAGCCATCATTCGTGCCTCGATGGCTTATCCAAAGCTCCCGTTTGATATCGAGCACTCTACCGAACTGAAAGGCCCGAAAGGCGATGAAGCCCCGGCTTATGGCTGGATTGACGGCTATCGCGTCAGTGATGGCGTGGTGGAGGCGCACGTTGAATGGACTGATGACGGCATGGCGCAGCTGCGCGGCAAGAAGTACCTCTATTACAGTCCGGCCTTTCGGTTCACTGCGGACGGTCAGGTCACCCGCCTGTCCAGCGCCGCGCTGACCAACAAACCCAACCTTGATTTACCCGCACTCAACTCTGAGGAAAACACGATGACCGTACCTGTCCAGATTGTGACAGTGCTTGGCCTCGCGGCCACTGCCACAGCAGACGACGCAGTAAAAGCCATTCAGCAGATTAAGACCGCCGAGCAGGTGGCGCTTAACCGCGCTGAGAATCCTGACCTGACGAAGTTCATTCCGGTAGAGACCCACCAGTTAGCACTTAACCGTGCGGAAAGCGCTGAAAACAAACTCAATGAGATTGCCATCAAAGAATCAGAAGCACTGGTGGACAGCGCCATTGAGTCGGGGAAAGTCGCACCGGCCAACCGAGAAATGTATCTCGCCACCTGCCGCTCTGAAGAGGGCCGAAAGCGGTTTGCTGAATTCGTGAAAGCGGCACCGGTCATTGTCAGCAAGACCACGACGACCAAAAAAGAAGGCACCGAAGGTCATGCCTCGCTTTCTGACGAAGACCTCGCGATGTGCCGCCATATGGGCATCAGCGAAGAAGAATTCCTTTCCGTTCGTAAGCAGGAGAAATAATTCATGCAGGTATCCGCAGAAGTGTTGCATGCCCTGACCACCGCACTGAGCGCCGCCTTTACCAAAGGTGTTGGTCGGGTCAATCCGCAGTATCGATCCATCGCCACGGTCATCCCCAGTTCCGGCGCGTCTAACACTTATGGCTGGGTTGAAGACTTCCCGACCATCAAAGAATGGATCGGGGCGCGTCAGCTGAAAGAACTGGCTCAGGCCGGGTATGTCATTACCAACAAGACCTGGGAAAACTCGGTCAAGGTCAAGCGCGAAAAAATCGAGGACGATCAGATTGGTCAGTATTCCGTGATTGCTGAGCAGCTTGGCCGCGATACCACGATTTTCCCGGACAAGCTGTCGTTTGAGTTGCTGTGCAAAGGCTTCGATACGCTGTGCTGGGACGGTCAGTATTTCTTCGATACTGATCACCCTGTTGGTACATCCACCAAATCGAACGTTGTGGGCGACCCGGCGACCGATACGGGTGAGCCGTGGTTCCTGATTGATGCAACGCATGCGCTGCTGCCCATCATTTACCAGGAGCGCCGTCCGTTTAACTTCATCGCCCTTGATGATCTCACCAGTGAGCGTGTGTTCCTTCAGAACGAATTCGCCTACGGGACCGATGGCCGCAGCAACGTTGGCTTTGGTTTCTGGCAGACCTGTGTGGGGTCAAAAGCAGCACTGAACAAAGCGAACTATGAAGCCGCTGTCTCCGCAATGATGGGTATCACGGACTCTAACGGCGAACCTCTGGGCATGAATCCGACATTGCTGGTCGTCGGTAAGAACAACCGTGGTGCGGCCAAGGCGCTGATTGAAGCGGTTACGGCTGATGGTGGTGGTTCAAACATCTATTACAAGGATGTTGACCTGCTGGTCTCACCTTACGTCAAAGCATGACGTCATTACGTAAAAAATCACGTAATGCCGGATTAAGGAGGGGTTAACCCTCCTTTAAACCCAACCTGAATGAGGTTTAAAAAGTGAGTGGAAAAGTTAATAAGTCAGCCGCTGGTAAGACCGGAACCACTTCGGAAAAGAAAGACGACAAAGCAACGAAGGATACGCCTGTCCCGGCGAAACCGGCACCGGTGGCACCAGTTATTACTGATGACAGTCAGGCATCACAACCGGCGGTTGCAGCTTCAGATGTCGCATCTGACCCGGAACCTGTACCCGGTGACAATGGAATAACGGTTATCCCGGCCACAGTCAGTCTTGTCACCATACCGGGTGAGAACACGGGTGATGACCTGAGAAAACATCTCTGGCAGGAGACGCTGGCACATGACCATTCAGAGGCTGTTCGCATTGCTGAAAATGTCGTGGTGCTGGAGGTCCGCGCCATTCCGGAAAACGGTTTTCGCCGGGCTGGCCGATTCTGGCCGCACGATACGGTGCATGTGTTTGTCAGCGATAACCCGGATGAACAGATTCTGGAAGATGCCGGTGGTAATCCGCTACAGGGGTGCGTGATCAGTACCGACACAGCCCTGCGTCTGAAGGCTGAAAAGATGCTGATTGTGACCGAACTGGCGACCGTTGCCGGGACTGAAGCCGACGTGGAGAGCAAATAATGGGCATCTACGTAACGCGTGAGGACCTGCTGGCAACCGATGGTGACCGCGTCTGGAACATGGCAATCAACAAAGAGACGCAGCAGCTCGACGAAGAAAAGATCCAGCGTGCGATTGATGACACTGATGCAGAAATTAATTCCTTTCTGGCAAAGCGTTATCAGTTGCCGCTGAACCTTCCGAGCCTGCCGAGTCCGTTGCGCCGGGCGGCGGTTTCCATCGCGTTCTACTGGCTGTCTGAACGGGACCATCAGATCACCGATGAAATCCAGAAGCGTTACGACGAAGCCCTCCGCACCCTGCGTGAAATCGCCAACGGCACCCGTGACCTCGGTGTGCCGTCTGACACCCCGGTCCCTGAGACCGACACCGGAAAGCTGATCATCGTCAGTGAAAACCGTCGTCTGTTCACCCGTAACAACCTGAAAGGGGTGCTGTGATGGGAATTACTGTCGAGGTCAGAGGAGACCAGAAGTTTCAGGACATTCGCCGTGCGATTGAGCGACTGGCTGACCAGTCGCTGCAACAGGAGCTACTGGAGAGCATTGGCGCTGTGGTGGAGTCACAGACCCGCCGGCGCATCTCCAGCGAAAAATCCAGTCCTGCCGGCGAGAAATGGCAGGACTGGTCTGACAGCTACGCGAAAACCAGACACAGCAACCAGAGCCTGTTACAGGGCAACGGCGATCTGCTCGACAGTATCCAGTATGTGGTCAGCGGCTCTGTCGTTCGTGTGGGTACGCCGCTTGATTATGGCCGGACGCACAACGAGGGGTTTTCCGGCTCGGTGTCTGTGTCAGCCCATAAGCGACTCATCTCACAGGCATTTGGACGGGCGCTTAAACACGGGGTATGGCAAACCGTGGGGGCGCATAAACGTATGTTGAACATCCCGCAGCGTGAGTTCCTCGGCCTGTCCTCCGGGAACAGTCAGGAACTGCTGCACGTCATCGGGGATTTCTGGAATGAGGTTCTGCAATGAATGAACGTCCGGCGTTCGTCACCCTGGGCAGTACGGTCAGTGCCGCCGAGAATATTGTTAACTGGCTGAAAGCTGAACTGGAGGGTGAAAAGCAACCTGACCGGGTTGAAAAGGTGGAGCGTCACATCGGTCAGTTTAACACCCCGGATCAGGTCAAAAGCTATATGTCCGGGCGCGGCGGCAGTATCCGTATTGCGGCCTTACGGGTCAGGAATATCCAGAACCGTCGCGGCATGACCGGACTTGTGACCTGGGCGGCCTACATCATGATGGCTGATTTCTGGGGATACCCGCGCGATGCCCGCTGTGAGGTTATTGCCGGACGCCTTGCCCGTCGTATCAGTTGTCGTGAAGCGGCTGCGGGCATGAAGGCTGAGCGTATGGCTGAGAACATCGCCGCTGAAAACCTCTGGTCGGGTGGCCTGGACAATCTCGGGATCACCATGTGGGCCGTTACATGGGAACAGGAATTCCGTCTTGATGATGAGATAGACCTGTCCACGCTGCCGGAATTCCTGCGACTGGGGGCAACCATTGTGGTGAACGGACAGCCTGTAAGCGATGAGCCGCAAATCATAAACGTAAGAGAAGGACAGACTGATGACAAAGAAAATGATTAAGCCATCACGGGCGGGCCTGCTCGTTCGTAAGGCTGATGGCAGTCACCTTGCCGCTGATGGCGAGACGCTGCCGGTCAATGCGTACTGGCTGCGCCGTGAAAAAGAAGGCGATGTGAATATCACTGAGCCACCGAAGTCCCGCACACCTAAAACCGATAAGGAGGCATGATGTCCATCGGTAATATTCCTGATGATATTCGTGTCCCGCTGGTCTGGATCGATATCGATAACTCTATGGCGATGAGTGCCGCGCCGGCACAGTCCCGAAAAATTCTGGTTGTGGGTCAGCAGCTCGCCAGCGCGACTGCTTTACCGTTGACGCTGAACCGTATTACTGGCGACAGCATGGCTGATGAACTCTATGGCCGTGGCTCCATGCTGGGTGAAATGGCAAAGATGGTCCGTATGGCCAACAGTTACACCGAGATGTATGCGATGGGACTGGAAGATATTGCCCAGGGTGCCGCGGCGAGTGCCACAGTCACGATGCTCGGCACCGCCACTCAGGCTGGTACGCTGGCACTGATGATCAATGGCGTATCTGTCCAGGTCGGGGTCAGCATCGGTGATGAAGCGGCAACCATTGCCGGCAATATCATCGCTGCAATTACCGCAAAGCCTGCCACTCAGGTTACTGCCACAGCAAAAGCTGAAGCTGCTGCAACGGTAGTGCTGACCGTGAAGTGGAAAGGCGTCACGGGAAATGACAGTGATGTGCGCCTGAACTATTACGCCGGAGAAAAAACACCTGCCGGCATCAGTGCAACACTGACCGCATTTTCGGGTGGTACGGGGACGCCGGATATTCAGTCTGTTGTCGCGGCGCTGGGAGATGACTGGTACACGGATATCATCTTCCCGTACCTCGATGCCCAGAGCCTGAACACCATTCGTGACGAACTGCTGGAACGCTGGGGGCCGCTCAAGATGATGGAGGCGCTGTTGTGGTCTGCTTATCGCGGAACACATGCCCAGAGCGGAACATTCGGACATACCCGCAATGACTGGCTGATTTCCTGTATCGGCACCAACATCGCACCTGAACCGTCATGGATGTGGGCCGCCAGCTACGGTGCAACGGCGGCATACCAGCTTGCCATAGATCCGGCCCGTCCTCTCCAGACTCTGATCCTGACAGGCATCAAGCCCCCCGCTCGCGGTATCCGCTGGGATATGCCAGAGCGTAACCTGCTGTTGCATGACGGTATCGCCACGCACTTTGTTGATGCCGGAGATAACGTCTGTATTGAGCGCGAAATCACCATGTACCGCGTAAACCGCTATGGCGATACGGACATTTCATACCTCGATGTGCAGTCGCCAGCAACGCTTGGCCGTATCCGTTATGTCATCAAAAACCGTTTCACCAGTCGCTACCCACGCCACAAGCTGGCGGGTGATGACGTGCTTGATTTGCTCGATGCCGGTCAGCCAGTCATGACGCCAAAAATCTGTCGGGCTGAGTTACTGGATATTGCGCTGACTGAGCTTATCCCGGCAGGTCTGGTGGAGGATTTCGAAGATTATAAAGACACGCTTGATGTCACCATCGACAGCAAAGACCCAAACCGTCTGAACTTTATCTGCCACCCGAATCTGGTGAATCAGTTGCGCGTTCTGGCCGGTCTCATCCAGTTCAAACTTTAAGGAACCAGCATGGCAAATATTCTGGGTATGGCGGCGATTCGTATTAATGGCCGTGAAATCAAAACTGAAGGCAAGTCCACCCTGAATCCGGGTGGCTATGCCCGCCAGCAACACATGGGCGGCGGTAAGGTCTGGGGGAATTCCCGCAAGATGGCTGCCCCCTCCATCAAACTGACCATTGCAGCGGATCGTGACGTTGATGTGATTGAAATCAGTAACTGGGAGGACGTGACCGTCATGTTCTACGGTGACAACGGCCTCAACTACATGATGACCGGCGCGGCCACCGATAACCCGGCTGAACTGGACGAAGACGCGGGGACAGTTTCGGCTAACTTCATCGGCGTCAAGTGTGTGAAGGTGTAAGACATGGCTGAACTGACATTCCCTCTGGTACACGGTCTGCGCACCGGCAAAGGTACTACCGACGAAATGCTTCACAAGGATGTGACGCTACGCGAGCTGACATCACGGGATGTTATCGAATCACAACTGGCCTCCGAGCGCGTTGTGATTGGGGATAACGGCAAGGCGGTTGCCTACTGCTCTGAGGTCATGATGGGTCTGGAGATGATGCGCCGGCAGATTAAGAAGATTGGAGAAATCCCCGGCCCGCTGGACATGAATCAAATTTATGCCCTGCATCCGGAAGATTTGAAGTTGCTGACAGAAAAGGGTCAGGCGATGGATGACATGCTGGGGGAGACTGCCGAACGGGGGCGACATGATGCCGATGGCAGCGGCGCTCAATCTACTGCTGATTAACCTCTCTCAGCGTTTCGATGTTAACCGGCTTGAGCAACTGCCCCTACGGCAGTTGCTTATTCAGGTCAGGCAACTGAGGAAGCAATATGACAAACCGCCTAAGCACTGAAATTCTGATTAACCTTGCCGGGAACCTGACGGCTAAAGCCCGCCAGTACGGCGCTAACATGAGCGAGTTTGCCAGCCGTAACCAGAAAGCAATGTCTGTTGTTAAGGCCGCGTCTGAATCTGCCGGACGTGGTCTGGACATGCTCAGTAATCGCTATACAACGATGATTGCCGGCCTTGCCAGCGGCGCAGCGCTGAGAGAATTTGCTAAAACAGATCGACAATTAACCGGGCTGGGTATTGCCGCCGGTAAAACTCGTGATGAGATGCGCAATATCTTTGATGGTATTCAGGATACCGCCATCAAATTCCGGGTGGATGACTCGGAGGTGTTGGCCGCACTGGAGAATGTCAACAAAACGACCGGTGATCTGGATTTCGGTATTCAGAATAAGGGCATGATAGCCGCCTCTATCGCTGCATCAGGCTCTCAGGGGGATTCGATTGGCGGACTGTTTTCTCAGTTCCCCAAATTTGGTCTTCAGACTGAAAAGCAGACGCTTGCAGCTATGGACACGTTAAACCTTCTGGGAAAAGAAGGCGCATTTGAGCTGAAAGACATTGCAGAAAAAGGCGTCAGAGCCTTCTCTATGTACTCCGCTGCTGGCGGGAGTGGCGTTAAGGGAGTCAAAGACGTAGGCGTTGTACTGGAATCAGCCATTGATGCCACAGGCAACCGTGATACAGCAGCCACGGCGACTGAAAACCTTATTCGTGATCTGCAGTTGCCAAAGGTTGTTAGCACCCTTCGAAAGAATGGTGTCAACGTTTATGACAAAGATGGGAAGATGCGATCACTTCCAACACTCCTGGAGGAAATCGCTAAAAAATCAGGGAGTAAAGGTTCTGAGAAACAGAATAAAAGACTCCTGGAAGCCGGTTTTAACCAGGACAGTATTTTACTTATCAGCAGTGCCACCTCTGGTAAAGGAGCAGAAAACCTCAAGCGATACCAGTCAGTTGTCGGGGACGGCACAGGCATCATGAAAGATGCTGAATATGCGGCGAAAGATTTTACTTCGGCACTGACCAGCCTGAATGTTACCTGGAAGAAGTTTTCTAACAGCAATCTTGCCGGCCCGGTACAGGACCTGGCTGATGCTATCAATTCAGTTGATCAAAAGACGGTTCAGAACTGGCTGGAAGTCGGCAAGAAAATAGCCATTGCGACCGCTGGAGTCATTGCGGCACGTAAAGCATTTAAAATTGGTAAAGGTGCATGGGAGTTTCTCCAGCCAGAAAAAGGCGGAAAAGGCATCCCTAAAGGCGTCTCCGATGTTTTTGGCTCCGGTGTTATGCCCGTTTATGTCGTGAACATGGGCAAAGGTGGGATGGGGGGGCCGGGTGATTTAATCCCCGATGGACCTGATGGAAAAAATCCCCGTAAACCTAATAGTCCCAGACGTCCTGGCAGCCCACAGGAAATGGTCGGCCTGACCATGCTGGCGTCAACTATTCCATACCTTTATGAAGAACCATCACTGAGCAGTGATGACAAAGCTGGCATGGTTCAGTGGGCAAAGGATCGTGCCAAACGCAAAGCAAATGAGAAACCGGTTATTGACCCGCGCCCGTGGGCATCACTGACCCCGGCGACGCCGTTCATTCCTGCGGCTGAAAATCCCCCGGCAGACAGACCGCGCCCTGAAACGAGTGATCATTCTTTGTTTGGTGTCATCGTTGATTTTCTGCGTGGCACCAACGCCGCAATTGAAAACAAAAACGCGTTTGATAAGCCTGTTCAGCCACCTGCATTACCCACAACCCTACAGAAAATGCAGGGTGAAATCCGCGTGATCCTTGAGGGTGGCGGTGGCCGTGTTAAAAGCGTCACCATGAACCAGCCGGATATCAAACTTAGTGCATCTGCTGGCGTGTCCAGCGTGGAGCAAGGCTGATGGCTGCTACCCGATGGGAAGACCTGCGCGATGCTTCGTTCCGGGGCGTCTCGTTTTATCTGGTCGATAACGAAGGCACCAGCGGCCGTCGGGCAATTCCCCGCGCCTACCCCAAAAAAGAAGTGGGCTGGACCGAGGATAACGGTGCCGTTCTGACCCAACAGCAAATCAACGGCAAGCTGATTGGAAAGAACTACCAGAGCCAACTGGAGGCACTTCTCCGGGCTCTGAACACACCTGGACCCGGTGAACTTATCCATCCGTGGTTCGGCATTCAGAAGGTTCAGATTGGTAAGGTGACTCACCGTCTGAGCACTGAGGAAGGCGGCATTGCCTACATCTCTTTTGAGGTATCTGAGGCGGGCGAGCGCCTGTTTCCTGCGCCGGCAGAAAATACCAGCCTGACGGTACTCAGCGCAGCGGATAAGGTCAAAGCTGCGCTGGCGAATGGCGATGTCTTTGCCCTGCTTGATGGTCTTGGTGAGATGGCCGATACGTGGATGGACGACATGGAAAATCTGGTAGTGGGTGTGCTGACGCTGCCCTCCGCGATTACTGAATGGACTGACCGTTTAGGGCGTTTTCGTGGGTTGATTGAGCTGGCCGTCGCGAAACCAGCCGGATTTATCAATGATGTTCTGAACCTTGTCAGCGGTGTACGCGACACCGTGACCGAACCTCTTTGGTCAATGCGGGTTTATGATCAGATCCGCAACCGGTGGCAGGGAGATCAGTTTTCCGGTTCTTCATCTTCGCCGTGGTCGTCGCCGGTTTCGCCAACAAATACAAGTGACCGGGCGACAGCCGCTGCACTTCACCAGTTGCCCAAATACATGTCAGTCACACCAGGTTCAGTGACTGACGGAAAGTATGGTTTTGCCAGCAGCCTTCCGGACGTTGTCCCTGAACTGACCGATGCCATGCAGGCCAACATCACTCATTTTCGTCAGCTGATTGTCGTTGCCAGCCTAATTGGACAGGCAGAGACCGTTGCCAGCACCGAGTTCAGAAGTAGTGAGGAAGCCATAAGTGCGGGTGACACGCTGGCTGAGCAACTGAATGAACAAGCTGTGTATGCCGTAGAAAACGGTCAGCGGAATTTGTGGCATGCCCTGCGCGAGCTGCGCTTTGCCGTCGTCAATGACGTGCGGGTCAGAAGCGCTCAGCTACCACAGACACGAACGGTCATTCTGACCACAACGTCCCCGGTATCTCTGATTGCATGGCGTGAAACCGGTAATACCGAGAACCGTGACGCCATCGCGTCAAGGAACCGATTGAAAGACCCGGCGTTCGTTCTTCCGGGTAAACCTGTCGAGGTAACAGATTGATGGAAATGGTTGTGCTTGAGGTTGACGGCCAGCAGTGGGACGGATGGACAGAGATGTCCATCACTTCCTCACTGGAGGCTGTTGCCGGCGAATTTGATCTCACTGTCACCACACAATGGTCAGAAGCATCACCACGCGTGATTAAGCAGGGCATGCCCTGCATCGTCAGGCTGGGAAAAGATACGGTTCTGACGGGGTATATTGATGATTTCATTCCCAGCTATGACGCAGAAAACATGAGTATTCGCGTTATGGGGCGGGATAAAACCGGCGATCTCGTTGACAGCTCAGTGGTGCATAAATCCGGCCAGTGGAAAGGTGTTCGACTGGAGCAACTGGCAGTGGAAATCTGCAAACCCTATGGCATCAGTGTTATCAGTGAAACTGACACTGGTGAAACCTTCGGTAGCGTGGTGCTTGAACAGGGAGAGACCGCCTTCGATCTTCTTGACCGCCTGGCTAAACAACGCGGCGTTCTGCTGACTGCTGATGGTCTGGGTAATCTGATCATCACCCGTGCATCAACAAAGCGTGCCGGCGTTCCTCTGATTTTCGGGACCAATATTCTTGCAGCCCGCGGCCGGTTCAGCTGGCGTGAGAGAAACAGCCAGTACATCGTGAAAGGCACCTCCAGTGCGGGTGGGAGCACGTGGGACGATCAGCCAGTCAAAGTGATTGGAGGACGTCAGACCATCGTTGATGATGGTGACATCAACCGTTACCGCCCGAAAATTCTGGTCAATGAAGACAGCCTGACCGTCGGAGGCGCAAGTACACGCGGTGAATGGTACAAAGCGCGGATGATGGGCGAAGCCAACAGCACCGAAATTACACTGGCAGGATGGCGAGAGAATGGCGATGAAGGCCCGTTATGGCAGAAAAACAGGCGCGTTGATATTGATGACCCGGTACAGAACCTGAAGGACTCATGGCTGATTAAAACCGTCACGTTTACTGAAGGTGATAACGGACGTCTCTGCGTTCTGACGCTGGTTCCCCCTGAGTCGATGGATATGCCTGAAACCAGTGCGAAAAAAGCAGGCAAGAAAGGCAAGAGATCAAAGGCAAAAACGGAGGAAACATGGGACTGAATCCGGCAAATATCGGTCGCACACTTGAAGGTATTGGACGCCGGCTGCGATTGCTCGTTGACAGGGCCGTTGTTCGTATCGTTACAGACAGTCTCGGGCGTCAGAACCTCCAGATCCAGTCTCTGGCGGATTCCACCAATGATGATGTTGAACGTTTCCAGAACTACGGCCTGACGTCTGTGCCGCCAGTCGGTTCAGAAGCACTCATTCTGGCAGTGGGGGGACGCCGGGAAGGTCTGGTGGCAATCGCTGTTGAAGACAAGCGCTGTCGTCCAAAAGGTCTGGAGGATGGAGAGGTCAGGTTATATCACGGCGATGGTCAGTCTTATATCACCCTGAAAAAAGGTGGTCTTATCGACGTTAAAGGGAAATCGGTTAATTACGATGCCGGCGAATTGTTTGCGATAAATACAAAATTATTAAAAGTTAACGGCCCATCTGTATTTTCAAATGATATTCAGGTCGCCGGTAAATCTGTTCTTGAGCATTTCCATATGGACGGGGATGGCAAAAAAACATCGGAGATGAAATGACTATTGGTATCAGCTGGAATAATCAACTCTCCAGAGGTGAACTGACAATTAACCATGATGGTTTATCGCGTGATGAAGGACTGGTCACTTTGGTTCTGATTTGTCTTTTCACCGACGTCCGTGCTGATACTGATGACATTATTCCTGATAACTCATCGGACCCGAGAGGCTGGCCCGGCGACACATTTAGTGATTATCCGTGGGGATCGAAACTCTGGTTGCTGGATCGCGAGAAGCTGACGGAATCCGTCAGAATGCGGGTGGAAGATTATGCACTGCTTTCTATGCAACCGCTTTTACGTTCTGGTTATGCGCGTAATGCAGCAGTCACAGCCACTATAAGCGGCAATGACCGAATTAATTTTATTGTCATTCTAACCCGCCCGGATAAAACGACGCTCCGGATTGAAATAAGTAAACGCTGGGAGTCCACTGCTAATGCCTTATAACGTTCCCGCGCTGCGCAAGCTTATTACTGACGGCGAAAAAGATATTGCCTTTGAACTGGGGCTGCAAAAACTTCCGCCAGTAGGCGTTGAGAAAGCTCTAAATACCTCATTCAGCAATCAGGTTCGTGATTTATACGACCATCAGAGCTGGATTAAAGACCAGATTATTCCGTCTGTTAAATCTGATGATGAAACCATCATTGAGACTGCGGCCAGCGAAGGCGTCGTCAGAAAACAGGCCACGTTTGCTACGGGGCCGGCGGTATTTAAAGGGAATACACCGCTGCCGGAAGATATGGAGATGCAAACCGCTACCGGTATTGTTTATGCCGTGACGACTTCCGGCGTTCCTGTAGATGGGGTCATGACTGTAACCATTCAGGCCAGCGATGCCGGCGCGTCAGGAAACCTTCCGGAAGGTGAAAGCCTGACCCTGCTGTCCCCCGTTCCCGGCGTGGAAAGTATTGGTTTAACGGGTACGGGAGGCATCATCGGTGGTTCGGATATTGAGCCAGTTTCTGAATTGCTTGACCGGCTTTTATTCCGTAAACGCAATCCCCCCGTTGGTGGGGCTGTGCATGACTATGTCATCTGGGCGCGAGAAATGGCTGGTGTCAGTCGGGCGTGGGCATTTGATGCCTGGCATGGTCCCTGCACAATCGGACTGGCATGGGTTTATGACGATCGTTCAGTGATTACCCCCGGATATCAGGACCGGAAAAATATGGAAGATTACCTTTTCCGTCATACCGACCCGGCGACTGGCGTATGGGTTGGTAAACCTGGAGGAATAGAAGTCTGGCCCGTGGAACTGGTGCTCCGTCCCGTCAATATGATTATTGGCATAACACCGGATACACCGGCCACGCGTAAAGCTGTCCAGTCCCGCCTGTTGACGCTTCAGAAGACGCTGCAACCAGGACAAACGCTGCCCATTTCAGCGATTCGCACTGCTATCGGCACCGCATCTGGCGTGACGGATTACACGCTGAATCTGACCGCTGACATTCCCTGTGCTCAGAATGAACTTATCACTATCGGAGTGCCGACATGGCCCACAGTGTAGATGAATGGCTGGGCGCTTTATGGCAGGTCATGCCACGTGGCAAAGCGTGGTCACGCGATGAGGATGGTGATTTAAACCGTTTTTTACGGGCGTTAGCCAGGCGTTTAAGTCAGACGGAATTTGATGCAGAAAACCTGCTACCGGAGATGCGGCCAGAAACAACATTTATGCTGCTGGAAGAATGGGAGGAATACCTTGAACTGCCGGAGTGTGGGCAGTTAAGCGGTACTGTAGAAGACCGACGTCGTGCTGTCGTGGAGAAGTATCACCGCAAAGGTGGCCTTTCCCCGTGGCAGATTGAAGCTGTGGCTGCCGCGCTTGGATTTACTATCCGGGTTACTGTCATTCTGCCTCACCACTGCATGCGTAGCTGCGTGTATCCCCTTTATCCAGCTCGTTATCGCTGGACGTTACAGATTGATGTGATCGGTATCAACGGCGGACGTTTTACCTGTATCGATAACGTCATGACACCGCTTCTGAGCGAACGTGCAAGAGAACTGGAGTGTGTGCTGACGAAATACCGTCTCGGCGGCACAGCATACGAATATTTTTATTCTTCAGGAGATAACTGATGTTTCACGTAGATAATTCAACCGGTGTTCCGGTTATGCCACAACCGTCTCCTGTCACCAGTGAGACCGAGCTTTTCTTTACTGAAGGAGGTAATGGCGTTCCTCCGACGTATCCCGGACCGGACTGGTTTAATGTCATTCAAAGCGAGCTGCTCAATATTCTCAAGGCCGCTGGGATTGATCCTGACAAAATGGACAACACGCAGATTCTGGTCGCTCTCAAAAAACTGTTTCTGAGTCGTTCCAATCCATTTGGCGACATTAAAGCAGATGGTGCGGCAGCAATCGCGGCGGCTCTCACAAACCTTGGTTTGGGAGAGGCGGCAAAACGGGATGTAGGGACAGGGGAAAATCAGATACCTGATATGTCAGCTTATTCATCAGGATCTGGCTGGCAAAAATTGCCTGATGGTTCAATTGAACAGTGGGGAAGAATTAATTTCCCGAATAACGCCGCGGCGGTATCTACAAATGTGACTTTCACCATTCCTTTTACGCAGGAGCCAGACGTAGTGATTGTATATGACGGCGGTTTTGGTGGTGGGAATATGTGGGGCGCAACTAACTGGACGAAAACAGGTTTCGTTGCTCATTGTAACTATGGCTTTGAAGGTGGAGCCTTCTACGCGAAAGGGCGTTAATTATGAAATATTTGTATGTTGATAATCTGGCGTACCCTTATGCCCTCCAGTCTGTTTACGCTGCAAAAGGCCAATGGCCCGAAGGTAAAGGCGTGGATATAGACGAAGCTATTTTCAGGGAATATTTCTATGACACACCACCAGAAGGAAAATACAGATGTGTTGGAGAAGATGGACTGCCTGCATGGGCAGATATTCCTCCACCAACACGTGAAGAACAAATTGCATCAGCCGAAACTAAAAAGCAGCAATTGATTAATCAGGCCAACGATTATATGAACAGTAGACAATGGGTTGGTAAAGCGGCTATTGGTCGTCTGAAAGGTGAGGAACTGGCGCAATATAATTTGTGGCTGGATTATCTGGACGCACTGGAGCTGGTCGATACTTCCAGTGCACCAGATATTGAATGGCCTACTCCTCCGGCAGTTCAGGCCAGATGACATCCGGCGCGGTGCTGGTATCTGTTGCCGTCACCGCGTCAATGTAATCCAGCACAGCGTTAAGCCGGGTTGTTTCTGCCTGCGTCAGTTTCCGCCCGGCCTGTAATTTCAGTTGAATCAGACTAATGGAAGCCATTGCAGTATCAATCAGTGACTGACGCTGTGCTTCTGCCGCGTCTACTGCGGCGCGATGCTGTGCCTCAGTATCGGTCACCCATTTCTCACCATCCCATTTATCGTATGGCGTTAATGGGGCGATAGTGGTTGTATTTTCAGGGTAATCACCCGGAGCTGTGATTTCTTTGGCGTCTCCCGTTTCGGTGTTATAGACGATTTCACCGCGATGGTCTGACACATATTCCCATGATTTTAAATCCACAGAACGGCAAATTGTATAACCAGCTTTATGTGTAACTGGTGCATCTAAACAAGAACATGCCGGGATACCGACGCCAACCGCAAGATATTCAGTTGATGTGGAAATATATTCCCGCGTTTCGCCATCATAGTTATGTACGATGATTTCCCCATCATTTAAAGCGTAACCGTCTTTTCCCAAAATAGCCTGTTCCATTTATGCAGCCCTCACAATGTAGTTAAATGCAATGTTTCGCGGGCTACCATCACCGGCGCCGGAACTGACATGATTTGTTCTATCCATTCGTTTACTGTCATTTGTTGTTCCACTCCCATCCTTCCACGAATACAATAACCCGCCATCGCCAATGCTCAACTGCACCGCAAATACGGATGAACCGGATGAATAAACATCTCTAGCCATGAGTGGGTTCCCTGTCCATCCATGCATTTCATGGTTATGTTCAAGGATAGATGCCGCCTGACTTGAAAGTAGCAGTCTCGCGGAATCAACACCTCGCCCATCATCCCACCCGCGAATAAACTCACCGCGCAAATCCGGTAATTTTAACTTTGGGTAAGCCTTTGCCAGTTTTGGGTACTCTTCGGCAGAAAAAGGTGCACCGTTGCATTTCAGCCAGCCTGTTGGCGGAGTGGCTGAGGGCCACGGAACAGGCACACCAACGGGTAATGCCGAACCTTCTCCCAAACCAACGTTTATGAAAATGCAGAGATAACGGGCAACTGGCATCATCTCCGGTTTTTATTCAGGGGGATGCTCATGCTTATTGGCTATGTACGCGTGTCAACAAATGACCAGAACACGGAATTGCAGCGTAATGCGCTGGAGTGTGCAGGATGTGAGCTGATTTTTGAGGATAAAATCAGCGGCACGAAGTCTGACCGACCGGGACTGAAAAAACTGCTCAGAACATTATCAGCAGGTGACACTCTGGTAGTCTGGAAGCTGGACCGGCTGGGGCGTAGTATGCGGCATCTGGTCATTCTGGTTGAGGAGCTGCGCGAACGCGGCGTTAATTTTCGCAGCCTGACAGATGCTATTGATACCAGCACGCCGATGGGGCGTTTTTTCTTTCATGTGATGGGTGCCCTGGCTGAAATGGAGCGAGAACTCATTGTCGAGCGGACACGCGCTGGACTGGAAGCGGCCAGAGCCAAAGGGCGTATTGGTGGCAGACGTCCGAAGCTCACCGCGAGTGAGTGGGAGCAGGCCGGGCGGTTGCTGGCTGCGGGGGAATCTCGTCAACGTGTGGCGCTGATTTTTGATATTGGCCTGTCCACGCTCTATAAAAAATTCCCCTCATCAGCGACAAAGAATAAATTGTGTCATCCCTTAGCCAACCGGGACAAATAGCCTGACATCTCCGGCACAACTGAAAATACCACTCACCCATTAACCACGGAGTTAAACGGATGAGTGACTATCATCACGGCGTGCAGGTGCTGGAGATTAACGACGGCACCCGCGTCATTTCCACCGTATCCACTGCCATTGTCGGCATGGTCTGCACGGCCAGCGATGCGGATGCGGAAACCTTCCCCCTCAATAAACCTGTGCTGATTACCAATGTGCAGAGCGCAATTGCAAAGGCCGGTAAAAAAGGCACGCTGGCAGCATCGTTGCAGGCCATCGCTGACCAGTCAAAACCGGTCACCGTTGTCGTGCGCGTGGAAGACGGCACCGGTGATGACGAGGAAACGAAACTCGCGCAGACCGTTTCCAATATCATCGGCACCACCGACGAAAACGGTCAGTACACCGGACTGAAAGCCCTGCTGGCGGCGGAGTCGGTAACCGGTGTTAAACCGCGTATTCTCGGTGTGCCGGGACTGGACACCAAAGAGGTGGCTGTTGCACTGGCATCAGTCTGTCAGAAGCTGCGCGCTTTCGGGTATATCAGCGCATGGGGCTGTAAGACCATTTCCGAGGTGAAAGCCTACCGCCAGAATTTCAGCCAGCGTGAGCTGATGGTCATCTGGCCGGATTTCCTCGCATGGGATACGGTCACCAGTAGCACCGCCACCGCGTATGCCACCGCCCGTGCGCTGGGTCTGCGCGCTAAAATCGACCAGGAGCAGGGCTGGCATAAAACGCTGTCCAACGTCGGGGTGAACGGTGTTACCGGCATCAGCGCATCCGTCTTCTGGGATTTGCAGGAGTCCGGCACCGATGCTGACCTGCTTAACGAGTCAGGCGTCACTACGCTGATTCGCCGCGACGGTTTCCGATTCTGGGGTAACCGTACCTGCTCTGATGACCCGCTGTTCCTCTTTGAAAACTATACCCGCACCGCGCAGGTGCTGGCCGACACGATGGCTGAGGCGCACATGTGGGCGGTGGACAAGCCCATCACCGCAACGCTGATTCGCGACATCGTTGACGGCATCAATGCCAAATTCCGTGAGCTGAAAACAAACGGCTATATCGTGGATGCGACCTGCTGGTTCAGCGAAGAATCGAACGATGCGGAAACCCTCAAGGCCGGAAAACTGTATATCGACTACGACTATACCCCGGTGCCTCCTCTCGAAAACCTGACCCTGCGCCAGCGTATTACCGATAAATACCTGGCAAATCTGGTCACTTCGGTTAACAGCAATTAAGGAGCCTGACCGATGGCAATGCCGCGCAAACTCAAGTTAATGAACGTCTTTCTGAACGGCTACAGCTATCAGGGCGTTGCAAAGTCCGTCACGCTGCCAAAACTGACCCGTAAGCTCGAAAACTATCGCGGTGCGGGGATGAACGGCAGCGCACCGGTAGACCTCGGCCTTGATGACGATGCGCTGTCAATGGAGTGGTCGCTCGGGGGCTTCCCGGATTCGGTTATCTGGGAGCTTTACGCCGCAACCGGTGTGGATGCCGTGCCGATTCGTTTTGCAGGCTCTTACCAGCGTGACGATACCGGCGAAACGGTGGCCGTCGAAGTGGTCATGCGTGGACGTCAGAAAGAAATCGACACCGGCGAGGGTAAACAGGGAGAAGACACCGAGTCGAAAATCTCCGTGGTCTGCACCTATTTCCGGCTGACGATGGACGGTAAGGAGCTGGTCGAAATCGACACCATCAACATGATTGAGAAGGTGAACGGCGTCGACCGGCTGGAGCAACACCGCCGAAATATCGGCCTGTGATTTTCATCCGGTCAGCCTGGCTGACCGGTTAACCCTGATTCAAAAGTGAGAAAACCATGAACAAAGAAAATGTGATTACCCTGGACAATCCGGTCAAGCGTGGTGAGCAGGTTATCGAACAGGTCACGCTGATGAAGCCCAATGCCGGGACGCTGCGCGGTGTCAGTCTGGCTGCGGTCGCAAACTCCGAAGTCGATGCACTGATTAAGGTGCTGCCGCGCATGACGGCACCGATGCTGACCGAGCAGGAAGTCGCTGCGCTGGAACTGCCTGACCTTGTGGCGCTGGCCGGTAAGGTGGTCGGTTTTTTGTCGCCGAACTCGGTGCAGTAACGTTCCCGAAAAATCTCTCGGTCGATGACCTGATGGCGGATGTGGCAGTGATATTTCACTGGCCGCCATCAGAACTGTATCCCATGAGCCTGACCGAACTCATCACATGGCGCGAAAAGGCGCTCCGGCGAAGCGGAAACACGAATGAGTAACAATGTAAAATTACAGGTATTGCTCAGGGCTGTTGACCAGGCATCCCGCCCGTTTAAATCCATCCGCACAGCGAGCAAATCGCTGTCGGGGGATATCCGGGAAACACAAAAATCACTGCGAGAGCTGAACGGTCAGGCATCCCGTATTGAGGGATTTCGCAAGACAAGTGCACAGCTCGCCGTGACTGGTCATGCACTTGAAAAGGCTCGGCAGGAAGCCGAAGCCCTTGCCACACAGTTTAAAAACACCGAACGTCCGACCCGTGCTCAGGCGAAAGTGCTGGAGTCCGCGAAGCGTGCGGCGGAGGACTTACAGGCGAAATATAACCGCCTGACGGATTCCGTTAAACGCCAGCAGCGGGAACTGGCCGTTGTGGGAATTAATACCCGCAATCTTGCACATGATGAGCAGGGACTGAAAAACCGTATCAGTGAAACCACCGCACAGCTTAACCGTCAGCGTGACGCGCTGGCGCGTGTCAGTGCGCAACAGGCAAAACTTAACGCAGTAAAACAGCGTTATCAGGCAGGCAAGGAACTGGCCGGAAATATGGCCTCAGTGGGCGCTGCCGGTGTGGGGATTGCGGCGGCGGGAACGATGGCCGGAGTTAAGTTGCTGACGCCCGGTTATGAGTTTGCGCAGAAAAACTCAGAATTGCAGGCCGTGCTCGGTGTGGCAAAAGATTCCGCCGAAATGGCCGCGCTCCGCAAGCAGGCGCGCCAGCTCGGCGATAATACCGCCGCCTCGGCGGATGATGCAGCCGGTGCGCAGATTATCATTGCGAAAGCGGGTGGAGATGTTGATGCCATTCAGGCGGCAACGCCGGTCACGCTGAATATGGCGCTGGCGAACCGTCGCACGATGGAAGAAAACGCCGCCCTGCTGATGGGGATGAAATCCGCCTTTCAGCTTTCAAACGATAAGGTCGCTCATATCGGGGATGTTCTCTCCATGACGATGAACAAAACCGCCGCCGATTTTGACGGCATGAGCGATGCGCTGACCTATGCCGCACCTGTGGCAAAAAATGCCGGTGTCAGCATTGAAGAAACCGCCGCAATGGTCGGGGCGCTGCATGATGCAAAAATCACAGGCTCAATGGCGGGGACGGGAAGCCGTGCCGTGTTAAGCCGCCTGCAGGCACCGACGGGAAAAGCATGGGATGCACTCAAAGAGCTTGGAGTGAAAACCTCAGACAGCAAGGGAAACACCCGGCCAATATTTACCATTCTGAAAGAAATGCAGGCCAGTTTTGAGAAAAACCGGCTCGGTACTGCCCAGCAGGCTGAATACATGAAAACTATTTTCGGGGAGGAGGCCAGCTCAGCCGCCGCCGTGCTGATGACTGCCGCCTCAACCGGAAAGCTGGACAAACTGACCGCTGCGTTTAAAGCCTCAGACGGGAAGACCGCCGAGCTGGTAAATATCATGCAGGACAACCTGGGCGGTGACTTTAAGGAGTTTCAGTCTGCTTATGAGGCGGTGGGGACAGACCTGTTTGACCAACAGGAAGGCGCACTGCGTAATCTCACGCAGACGGCCACAAAGTATGTGTTAAAACTCGACGGCTGGATCCAGAAAAACAAATCACTGGCGTCAACCATCGGCCTTATTGTCGGTGGCGCACTGGCGCTTATTGGCATCATCGGTGCAATTGGTCTTGTAGCCTGGCCGGTTATCACCGGCATTAATGCCATCATCGCGGCAGCAGGCGCAATGGGGGCAATCTTCACGACGGTTGGCAGTGCTGTTATGACGGCCATCGGGGCGATTAGCTGGCCGATTGTGGCTGTGGTGGCCGCCATTGTCGCCGGGGCGTTGCTTATCCGTAAATACTGGGAGCCTGTCAGCGCATTCTTTGGCGGTGTGGTTGAAGGGCTGAAAGCAGCATTTGCGCCAGTGGGGGAACTGTTCACGCCACTTAAGCCGGTGTTTGACTGGCTGGGTGAAAAGTTACAGGCCGCGTGGCAGTGGTTTAAAAACCTGATTGCCCCGGTCAAAGCTACCCAGGACACCCTGAACCGTTGCCGTGACACGGGCGTCATGTTCGGGCAGGCACTGGCTGACGCGCTGATGCTGCCGCTTAATGCGTTCAACAAACTGCGCAGTGGTATTGACTGGGTACTGGAAAAACTCGGTGTTATCAACAAAGAGTCAGACACACTTGACCAGACCGCCGCCAGAACTCAAGCCGCCACGTATGGCAGCGGTGGTTATATTCCGGCGACCAGCTCTTATGCAGGCTATCAGGCTTATCAGCCGGTCACGGCACCGGCTGGCCGCTCTTATGTGGACCAGAGTAAAAACGAATATCACATCAGCCTGACGGGTGGTACTGCGCCGGGGACACAGCTTGACCGCCAGTTACAGGATGCGCTCGAAAAATACGAGCGGGATAAACGTGCGCGCGCCCGTGCCAGCATGATGCATGACGGTTAAGGAGGTGACGAAAAATGATGCTCGCGTTAGGTATGTTTGTTTTTATGCGCCAGACGCTGCCACACCAGACCATGCAGCGTGAATCAGATTATCGCTGGCCGTCAAATTCCCGTATCGGTAAACGGGACGCTTTTCAGTTTCTCGGTGTGGGTGAGGAAAACATCACGCTTGCCGGTGTGCTTTATCCCGAACTGACCGGCGGCAAGCTGACGATGACCACGCTCAGGCTGATGGCAGAGGAGGGGCGGGCGTGGCCGTTGCTGGATGGCACCGGCATGATTTACGGCATGTATGTCATCAGCAAGGTGAGTGAAACAGGGAGTATTTTCTTTGCAGACGGCACACCCCGGAAAATTGATTTTACGCTGTCGCTCACCCGCGTTGATGAATCACTGGCCGCGCTTTATGGCGATATCGGTAAACAGGCGGAATCGCTCATCGGTAAGGCTGGCAGTATGGCGACCAGATTCACGGGTATGACGGGGGCGGGATAATGCTGGATGCGCTGACATTTGATGCAGGCAGTACACTGACGCCGGATTATATGCTGATGCTCGACAGCAGGGATATTACCGGCAATATCAGCGACCGTCTGATGAGCATGACCCTGACGGATAACCGGGGCTTTGAGGCTGACCAGCTTGATATTGAACTGAATGATGCCGACGGGCAGGTCGGGCTGCCGGTTCGTGGCGCTGTCCTGACGGTGTATATCGGCTGGAAAGGTTTTGCCCTGGTATGCAAAGGGAAATTTACCGTTGATGAGGTCGAACACCGGGGCGCGCCGGATGTGGTCACCATCCGCGCCCGGAGTGCAGATTTTCGCGGGACGCTCAATTCCCGCCGTGAAGGCTCCTGGCATGACACCACGCTCGGTGCGATTGTTGAGGCGATAGCCTCCCGTAACAGGCTGGAAGCCAGTGTCGCGCCGTCACTGGCAGGAATTAAAATCCCGCACATCGACCAGTCGCAGGAGTCCGACGCGAAATTCCTGACCCGTCTTGCAGAACGCAACGGCGGTGAGGTGTCGGTAAAAATGGGAAAACTGTTGTTTCTCAAAGCGGGGCAGGGGGTGACGGCCAGTGGTAAAAAAATCCCGCAGGTCACCATAACCCGCAGCGACGGCGACCGCCATCATTTTGCGATTGCTGACCGTGGAGCCTATACCGGCGTAACGGCAAAGTGGTTACACACCAAAGACCCGAAGCCGCAAAAGCAGAAGGTAAAACTGAAACGCAAAAAGAAAGAGAAACACCTGCGCGCACTGGAGCACCCGAAAGCGAAACCGGTCAGGCAGAAGAAAGCGCCTAAAGTACCGGAAGCGCGCGAAGGTGAATACATGGCCGGTGAGGCTGACAACGTTTTTGCCCTGACCACGGTATATGCCACAAAAGCGCAGGCCATGCGCGCCGCTCAGGCGAAGTGGGATAAACTGCAACGGGGCGTTGCGGAGTTCTCCATCAGCCTGGCTACCGGTCGGGCAGATATTTACACGGAAACACCGGTCAAAGTGTCTGGCTTTAAGCGCGTCATAGACGAGCAGGACTGGACAATCACTAAGGTGACACACTTTCTGAATAATAGCGGCTTCACGACGTCCTTAGAGCTTGAGGTCAGGCTTTCTGATGTGGAGTACGAAACAGAAGATGATGAGTGATGTTTTTATTTTATCTGTTTGTTTTATAAGGATAAATTAACTAAAATGGCACCATCAATAAAACCGGAAGAGGTGCTCGCGATGTTTCATTGTCCTTTATGCCAGCATGCCGCACATGCGCGTACAAGTCGCTATATCACTGACACGACAAAAGAGCGTTATCACCAGTGCCAGAACGTGAATTGCAGCGCCACGTTCATCACTTATGAGTCGGTACAGCGATACATCGTGAAGCCGGGAGAAGTCCACGCCGTAAGGCCGCACCCGTTGCCGTCAGGGCAGCAAATTATGTGGATGTAATTACAAACAGGAAGCCCCTCAGTCGAGGGGCTTTTTTGTCGATGTGGTCAATGTGTGGACGTGACCAGAAATAAATCCTTTTATTTCATATGATTAGATATCAAAAAATGTCACCAATAACTGACATTGCGGTGTTTCTCCAGATGTGGCCCATCTGAGGCCGTGTTGGTGCGCAGCTCGAAGGCTACGTCGAGTCTGTTTTGGCAGTCACCTTAAAGTATAGATAGCTGACAAAAAAGGCTCTCGCGCTAAAAAAGGCCCCACTTTCGTGGAGCCTTTATTGTACGCTTTTTACTGTACGATTTCAGTCAAATCTAATTACATAGATTGAGTGAAGGTACGAGTAATAACGTCCTGCTGCTGTTCTTTAGTCAGCGAGTTGAAACGTACTGCGTAGCCAGATACACGGATGGTCAGCTGCGGATATTTTTCCGGGTTTTCCATCGCGTCGAGCAGCATTT